ACATAAAAAAGAGATGGGATGGAAAGAGATATTTTGGAACACGATTGTATCCAATTATTCCTGTTGATCCTACCGACGTTTATGTAGTGACAAACGAAACTGATACTTTGGATAATCTTGCGTTTAAATATTACAAGAATCCATCGTTGTGGTGGGTATTAGCTCAAGCAAATAACATTGGTAAAGGAAAACTATCAGTGCCGGCGGGAATACAATTACGTGTTCCAACCAATTTGAGCACCATACTTAACAATTATAAGTCTCTCAATTCATAACCGTTATGGCAACCAGATTTGTAGCTCCATTTGAAATTCAGCCAATACCCAAATATGTTCGTGAAGAGTTAGAACGACGTGAACGTGATGTTGGTGTTAATTTCATTTCCAACACTATCGCTAGTTGGGATGACGATGGTAACTGGAACACTTACAAAGGACCAATGCGCTGTTGGGTTCGTGTTTGTTCCAATGGAATTGGTGAAGAAAGATATGGATCCAAATCCGGATTTATAATGGCTGGTGCAACTGGGTTTTACAGAGACTACGGCGTCAATCCAAAAGACTATTCAAAGACTCAAACCGTAATTGGTTATACACCCGCTGGACAACCTCACCAGATTGACAATGAGTACACAATAGATAGTAACGCCATTAACAAACACGTTCCTCCGCCAGGCATTATCAGCATTGATGCGGTGATGCAAAAGTCGATGTATAGACAGGTGACAATCAAGTGGAAATGTTTTTCAAAGGATCATTTGAATTACATGACTCCATATTTTATGTCTCCGGGCGTTTCAATGTTTATTGAATGGGGATGGAATCACTATAACCCCGAGTGTTTGTTGGATCTTAACGATATTGGACAACCAGCAACAATGAAAGATTCTGCTGATGATAAAACCCCCGGTCCAAGTGGCGATCCAAATGATCCACGTAAAACAGAAGGAACGGGATTGTTGGGTCTTTACACAGACCCACTTCAGCAACAATTGTTAATCGAAAAAGGCAAAGGCACCTATGAATTGACATGTGGAATTGTTACTTCTTTTGAGTATTCATTACAGCCAGACGGATCGTATGATTGTACAACTGAAATCAAGAGTAACAGTTTTGTATACAGCGGTGTACAAACACGAAGCAATGCTCTTGCATCAACTTCACCTCCTGATAACAAAGGTAATAAAAAACCAGAACCGATAAAGCCTCTAAAAGCGTATATTGCTAACGAGTTTAAATCGATTCCAAAGACTGTATTGACGGGGTTAAATTCTAAGACTCCATTGTTTCCGACACCGGTTGGTATGCCAGGACCAGAAACCAGAGTATTCATTCCTCGTAATCTTGATACTTCAAATGATCCACGTACCAAAGTTGATAACGTAACCAAATATAGCTTCGACTCAGGAGCAACAGATGATTTTTGGATCACCATGGGATTGTTTGTTGATATAATTAACAAACATTGTGCATCCGAAGCATCAAACGTAGGTGCTACTTTTAATCAAATTGACATTTCATCATCATGGATTGGTGGACACAAGAACTTGATTAGCACTGACGGAAAAGTATTGTTAATCCCAAATTCACAAGCACCAAATATTTCTCCATCAGTTGAGGATCGTGGAAAATCTACCAATTATACTACTCCTGCTACACAAAAGGATGGCAATGATCCCACAGCAATGAGTGAAGCGGACAAGACATTGCAGTCAGTGTTTAATTCAACCACACGTCAGGATCTAAATGAGATCATCAACTATTTTAGAATTAACTACTCAGGAAAAACTCCAGCTGAAGTCGAATTTCCTGCAAAACAGTATGATTATAATTTGGGTAAATTAGAGAATTTGTATATTCACAAGGATGTAATTATTAAGGCAGTTGAAAAGTCTGAAACAGTGACCGATATTCTTAACTTTGTATTGAATAAAATTTCAGAAGCAGTTAATGGAATATGGAAATTCAACTTGATTCAATATGGCCCTTCTAATTCATTGTTGTCTATTATTGACACGGAATGTTTTAATTTGAAACGTTTACAAGAATTGAATTCTGACAATCGTCCTTATCTCTACTTTTTCAAAAATAGAGCAAGTAGAAACAATATACAATCTTTGAATTTTAGTGTTAAGTTAAGTGATAAAGTGACATTATCGGTGATTAACAGTTCACCAAACGATAATAAACGATCTGTACCAGTACGTAATCCGTTTCGATTTACAACAAGAGATCGATTTTTTCAACGTACAAGTGATATGTCATATTTGACACCAAAAGACAGAGAAGCTGTATTGAAAGCAAATCAAAACACCGAGTTGGAACGTCAAAGAGAAGATAAGAAACGTCAAGAGTCTATACAAAAAGAACGTGATCTGAAGTCAGGAGCATTCATTGTGGGTGTGGTAAAAAAAGAAGGTGGGGTTGAAAAAACCTACATTCGTAAATTGGTATTGACTCAGAAGGATTTGTTTACGTTGTTAGTCAATGATAAAGATCCAAATAATGGTTCAATCAATTCATTTCCACAACCGGGAATTAAAGCCGAAATTACATTGACGGGTATTGCAGGAATGAAGACATTTCAAGTGTTTGGTATTGACAATTTACCTGAACCATATAATAAAGACATTCTGTTTCAGGTAGAAGACGTAAAACATAGTCTACAAAATACTGGTATGTGGACAACCACAATTACTGCTGGAATACGTCCAACTAAAGGATTGAATATCTCAACATGATTAATCTTGACAAGTATATCAGTTTAGCAGGAGACAACATACCTCCAGTATTTCCACGTGCGTATTTGTTTTCTAACAAAGACGTAGATTATTCTATTCCTTACACCCGTCGATTTTTTGCAAAGAAGATCAACGACAACGATGTCTTGGAAGTGGAAGGTGACAACTTCAAAAACCTACCCGGAAACATCTACCAAAAAGTCAGTGTTAGTTGGCAAGTCTCTGGTTTTGAAAGAAATCAGGTCAAAAATGGACGAGTGGTTCAGGAAGGTGCTTTTGAGTACAATCAAAAACAAATCAAGTTGGCTGAGAAAGATATGCCAGGATTGACCCAGAAGATCGGTGGAAATTATTTATTGGGGTTTAGGCAATCATAATTTGACTTATAGGAGGTCACAGTCTATAGTTACATCCAAATGACCTTGGATGAAATCAAACACGTTATTGGCCTAAAAGACATCATTCTTGATGTGGTGCCGTTGTCCGATAGTCATCATCCTGCTTCAGTTGAACCGTGTTTGGTGATGATCAAAGCTGTTGGTGTGGATCGTGTGTGTACAATTCATATTGACACTTATGATTCGTCTGTGTTTTATACAAAATCGATGGTAAGCAAGTTTTTAAACAAACTCAAGAACCGTATCTTTTGTTTTTCTAAACGCAAGGTTCTTCATCAATTGAACGTCAATAAATTGTATGATCTGTGTTTGGTTATGTTCATGGAAACGGGTGAGATCATCGAACAAGATGAATATGACACAGCGGCTCATTCGTTCTTCAAAAACAAATACACCACTCATATTGAGAGCAACAAAATCATTCCAAGCAACAATCACATATCCAGATTTGATGATATGTGTGAGGATATGGAACCACATATCAAGAAAACGTATGAGGATTCGTATTTTGAACTGAACGGGTCAATCATTGAAACTCTTCAACAGATTGAAGTTAATGGGTTACAGGTTAACATGGAAGAGTTTAAAAAACACTTTCCAGACAAGAAACATTTGGTGGTAAACAACAAGGTTTATACTGAATACAACATTTTTACTTCAACTGGAAGACCCAGCAATCGTTTTGGTGGAATCAACTATTCTGCATTGAACAAGGAAAACGAATGTCGTAAGAGTTTTGTGTCTAGGTTTGGCAGTGATGGGTTGTTGGTGATGTTGGATTATAGTGCGTATCATCCGCACATTATTGGTAAGTTGATCAAATATAACTTTCCGGAGGGGGTCAATATTTACGAGTATTTGGCACGATATTACTTCAAAACTGAAGATCCATCTGAAGATCAGGTAAAACGGTCAAAGACCCTGACATTCCAGCAGTTATACGGTACAATTTCTCCAGAATACGTAAAAATTCCGTATTTTACGAAGATCTTGGAATACATCAATCATAGGTGGGAATTCTTCAACGATTTCAACTACATTGAGACACCGATTTTCAAACGTCCGATTACGTCGAATCATTTGAAGGATGCAACGCCAAACAAGTTGTTCAATTACATTCTTCAAGCGTCTGAAACTGAATATTCGATCAAGAGTTTGATGGATGTTAATCGGCATTTGGCGGACAAACAAACCAAACCGATATTGTATACTTATGATTCGGTGTTGTATGATGTGTATAAGCCTGAAGGAAAAGAGATAATAAAGACCATCACAGAATTGATGGAAAATCAGGGATTTCCTACGAAGTGTTATTTTGGAACCAATTATCATGAGATGAAATCGGTAAGTTCTTAAAAAGACTGTTTTTGGAATATAGACACAATATTTATTAGTTATTGTGTCGATATGAATAAAGCCAAGATCATAAATGATATCCTTCTTGAATATTCTCT